TATCTTGCCGGCTCGGCTCAGTATCTCATCGATTTCCTCCCCGGCGTGTTGCATCGGATAATCGTTTTCAGTGATATCCTGCGCCAGTGTCAAATTTTCATCAGCCATTATCTCGCCCCCCTTAAAGCTGTTCTTCAACGCTCAGACCTACCGCTGAAATATCAGCACTCAGTCCGCCGTCAAAAGTAAATCCTAAATTTGTTATTGGTATGTCATAGCTGTCTGCACCGTTGGTGTAGGTCACCACGTCACCGATATCGAAACGTGGGTCACCAAGTCTGTGATACAATTCTGTTGTATACCATGAAAAACCACCTATCCTGCGCCACAGAGATTGTAGCAAAGACTCTGTCATGTACGGATTTTCAAACTCCAAAACTCTACCCTGTGTTGTGTCCGTCACGCCAAGCGACAACGTTTCATCATCACTCACTTTGCAGATAATGCCCACGATAACGTTTTGTCGTTCGCTAAGAGTAGGCAGATCTATTGTGTTGTTATCCAATGTTTTCACACTCTTGCCATACCACTTTCGGACGTACTTTCCGTACCTGTCAACATACCCAAACTCGCCCTGAGCAGAAGCCAGATAGGACAACATTTGGCGCATGGTCACGTCTTTCGGTACTGAGCTGACCTTGAAGTAAAAGTATTTTGAGTACAGCACCTTGCCGTTCTTATCTATCAACCTTCTGCCGTTCTTGTCACGCAGTAGTCGCACCTCTGTGTAATCATTTCCATTCTGCAAACCAAGCTGTCTGCATATGTCGTCTTCAACGGCTTTATTCCAGTTCGGCATAGGTATGTGAGGTACATATGACTTATCCGAAAAGTACAGCCTGTCCGCCATTGTCAGCTGGACACTGCCGCCCGATTTCTTTGATTTTACGCAGGTGAAACGCCCCATTGGTATTTTTTCGTCATTTGTATCAGATGAAGTTGCGTCCTTTGTATACAAACTGAAAACATACTCATTCCCAAGATACTTAGTTCCGTCGTCAACAAGCTCTGCCGTCACACTTTGAGAACAGACAGCTCCAAGCTCTATATCATCACTCAGAGATGTTGATTGAATGTCCGTCTGAACGTTCTGAATGCCATCATATGCCACAGGTGCTTCACTCTGAGCGTCCTCTATCCACATACCCCACAAGGCTTTGTAATTCTCTATCCTGCTTGTTATCTCATTGCTTGCTATGGTGTACATATGCCCTCCTAACGTTCTGCAAATGTGACAGTACAGCTCTTGTAATACTCACCACCGTCAAGTCTGACAAGCCCCTGCGGTACATAGTCGCTTGCGTTGGCGGATATAGAATAATACTTGCCATTGTGCCAAAACTCCAGCTCTGCAAAATCGGGTCCGTCCTCGATAAGGGATTGTATCTCGGCTGAATCTGCGACAGGAAGCATTGTCCACTTGCAGGGCAGTTTGTATTTGCAGAACTTTCTTGCACCCACAAACAGACCTGTTGTATTCACTCGTCCTGAACCTGCCGTCCATTCGTAACAGTTTACAGGACTCCAGCTATCAGGGTCAGGGTCTGTCACCCACACGCCGTTTATCTTTAGCAATGTTCCTGTCAAAATGCATTCACTCCCGTCTTACGTTTATACTGATTGTTGCTGTCCTGCATACACTTGAAAAGCACCTTGCTGTCAACTGTTCCGAAGAACACAGGGTCATAAGCTTTCAGCCAATCAAGTATAGCGTTCAGCACCCTTAACACCTCGTCAAGCTTGCCGTTATCAAGCATACCTTGCAGTTTGCTCAGAGGTGAGATCACCTCCGGGTCTGCCTTTGCGTTCCTGTTATCGCCCACCATTGCAAGGGTCGGTGCTGTCGCAAGTCCACCTGTGGCAAGCTTTGGTATCTCAGGTATGCTTATTGTGTCTAGGTCAAAACCGAAGGTTTCTCCGCCTATGCCAGGCACCCAATCAGGCACATCAAAACTCAGGCTGTTAATGCCGTCGATTATCCAGTTGACCGCACTTTCAATAGCACTGGTCATTTTGTTTACTGCACCGATAATTAGGTTTATAGGTGCTTTCACAACGCTGTAAAGCGTGTCCCACACGCCTTTGAAGATCTTCTTTACACCCTGCCAAGCCTTTTTCCAATTGCCTGTGAAAATGCTCTTGACGAACATTATAATGCCGTTGAGAATGGTCTTTACGCCTCCGAAAGCGTCTGAAAATGTCTTTTTGAACCACTTGCCTATGCCTTTGAAAACGCCCTTGACAGCGTTAAGAAGCTTTGTGAATATTTCCTTTATCTTTGCAATACCCTCAGATACGGCATTATACAGACCTTGTATGATATATCCGCCCATTTCAGCCATGACCTTACTAGGGCTGTGAATACCAAAACAGTTCTTGAAGCCCTCAATAAATGGTGTAAGAACATGGTCATAAAGCCAAGTGCCTATGCCCTTGAAAGCGTCAACGATACCTGTGAAAAGCCCCTCAATGATATTACCGCCACAGTCCTTAATTTTCTCCGTAAAGTAGTCACGGATACTGAAAACAGCGTCCTTGATAAAGCCCCACAGCACTGATACCGCACCGCCTATAGCTGAGCCTATCGTCTTGAAAAGCTTTGTGGCAATGCCGCTCCAATCTATTGTAGAAATGAACGTCCACAGCTTTTCACCTATGCCCTGCCAGTTTACAGTTTGCAGGAAGTTTATTGCCGTATCAAGCAGACCTTTCACACCCTCAGAGATAGTCGTTCCTGCCTTGCCCCAATCAATCTCATCAAACCAGCCGTTCACAGAAGTGCCTATGGACGAGCCAAAGCCCGACCAATTAAAGGTGGTAACGAACGAATAAAGATAGTCGATGATAGCTTGCCATTTTGAAGCAAGGGTCTTGCCGATAAGCGACCAATTCGTTTTCTTTATACCGCCGTTAAGAAAATTAGCCGTACCCTTGCCGAAGCCTGCCCAATCAAACTTCTTCATAAAGCGGTATCCTGCGCCAAAAATAGTGTTTATACCGCCGCCGAAGCTGTCACCAAGTCCTGTCCAATCAACGCCGTTTATAAAGCTGTTCAGACCGTCTGTAAGCTTATCCACAAAGCCATTCAGCTTTTTCTGAATACCGTCCCAGTTGATGTATGCGAAAGCTCCGTTGACCTTTTCAGCCACAAGAGAGCCTACTCCTGCCCAGTCACCCGACTTAATGGCGTCTTTCATACGCTCCGCCCAATCAGGAAGCTGAACGTTGTCGCCGTTTATGGCTGAGTAATCAATGCCGCCCTCTGAACTGTCTGTATCGGACTTGCTCTGATCCGGTGCAACTCTTACAACGTCAAAGTCTGCAAGGTAAGTGTCCTGAGTTTTCTTTATCTTCTCCGCTGACTTCTGAGCCTGCTTTGTCGCCTGCAAGGACTTCTGATAGGTGGTGCCGAAAAGCTCAGAGATAAACGCCGCCACAGTTTTTGTCGCCGTCGCTACGCCCGTCATAAGCGTATTGAGATACGGCATTACTGTGTTCATTATCGGTGTGAAAGCTATGGTGAGGTTTGCTTTTATTTCGTTTAAGGACTTGGCAAATTCTTCGTTGCCTGAAACAGCGTTTGCAACAGCGGAACGTATTCCTTTCAGCAAAACAAGCACGCCTGCCATTAAGAACACTCTTTTTGCCGCAGATTTGAGCGAATGTGTAAACTTGCTCAGCGGTTGTGAAGTGCTGTCGATAGTTGTTTTAAGCCTGCTGAATTTGGATTTAACTGCGTCAACAGCCTTCGAGCCTGCCGAACGCATTGTCTTGAAAGCTCCCACAAGTGTAGTCTTTATGGTTTTGCCTGCAAATGAAGCGACTTTTTTTAGTTTCTCAATAGCAGTTGTCCCTGTTTTTCCGCAGTTGCTAAATGTTTCCTCATATTCGCTAAGTTTTGTTTGAGTTTTATCTATAACTCCCTGCTGACTTATAAGCTTACTTTCAACGCCATTAAGTTCTGAAACTGTCTTTGCAGCTTCTTCGTCTGAACTAGCGTTTGCAAGAGCAGCTTGTAGCTCTTTATACTTAGCCTGCAACAGGCTCATTTTTTCTGTTGCATTTTCGAGTTGGAGATTAAGCCTTTCAAATTCACTTTCAGGTATTTCAAAATCACCAAAGCTCTCTGTCGCTGTTTTAGCCGCCTCGTCAGCTTTTGCCGTAATTTGCTGAGCGATATCATCAACCTCAGCCTCTATCTTATCAGGGTCATACTCAGGATTGTAATGTATCTGCACAACTTTAGGCTTGATGTTTTCGATTTGGTCGGTGGTGTTTTTTATATGCTCATTGGCTTTATCAATTTCAGCCACCACCTTTGCAGTAGCTTCCTGCATACTCTTCTGAGCGATCTCCGACGCACTGCCAAATCCCTCGTCTATGGCTTTAGCGGTCTTATCCATAGCGTTCTCAACAGCTTTCTCTGCCTGCTCTACTGGCTTTGAAAAGCCGTTCTGTATGCTTGCAGATATCTTGTCAAGCTGCTCCTGCACCTTGTTTTTTATCACAAGGTCAAGAGATATAACACCAACGCTTGCTCCGTCTGCCATTACTTATCACCTGCCTTTCCGAACATTCCCTTGAACAGCCTTTCAAAGTATCTCGCAGTTTCAAGCTTGTCTTGCTCTGTGAACGTTTCTCTTGCTTTCTGACTTCTGAACGCCGTCCATTCTGAGCGTATCTGCTTTTCAAACCTGTCGAAATTCTTTATGATATCCTTGTTGTCCTCGCTCCTGATACGAACGATCTGACCCAGTGGTGTATCGTGCATAAGCCCTGCAACGAGCCTGTACCAATCGCTGTAATGCAGATTTTCCTGCTCTGAGGGCAGGATATTGTACTGCTTTGCAATGGATTGTATGATAAGCTCTCGGTCATAGTCAAGATCGTACCAGCTTTCTTCAAACTTACTCTGCGTTTTCCTGCGGAAATCGAGCCTCTGTCTTTTCTGCGTCCTCGCCTGTTACCGCTGAGATAACAAGAGTGAAAAGCTGCTGATATGCCGCCCAAGGCATATTCATTGCCTCTATCTCCTTGTAGTCCTTTGGTGCGAACGCAAGCTTGAAAACCTCGTCTATCATATCAAGGTCTTTCTTTTCAGCGTTCTTGTCGCAGATGTCAAGTATCTTCTTGACAGTTTTCTGCCTGTCGTCCACAGGGTAGACCTTGTCGTCTACTCTTATCTCAGGTGTACCTGTAAGAAGCTTGCTGTCGAGTGTATACATCTTTGCCATAGTTATTATCCTTTCTGATATATAAAATTAGGAGAGCGCTTTGAACGCTCCCCTGTTTTGTCTGTGTTCTTACGCTGCCGCCTCTGTAAACTCAGGCTTGCCGTCGGAAGCAAAGTCGAACGCAAGCGGCGCAACTGCTGTCGAATCTCCGCCACCCCATTCTGTTACGCTGACAACGCCCTTGATAACAAGCTTTGCTCCGCTTGGAAAGTTCCACACAAGGGTTGTGGTCGCCGCAGCACCTGTTTTGAGTGCAAGGCTCTCGATGTAGTCATTGCCTGCGTCACCGACGTTTCTCTTGCCTGAGATACTGATAGTGATAGACTTACCAGTGAGCAAACGTCTTGTCCACCCCTGCTGATCAAAAGGCTTCCACTCCTCGATATTGCCGTCAATGGATACTGAAAAGCTCTCCATATCGGCAATAGTCACAAGATTGCTCTCTGTCGAGCCGTCGCCGCCTGTCTTGTCTATCTTGAACTGGTTTTCATATACGGGATAAACTCCTGTTGTGTTTGCCATACTCATTCATTCCTTTCGTAATATACTGTTGCCTCGATAACATATTCACACACGCCTCGCTCGTCCCTGCCAACAGAAACAGGCTCTTTGCATTCGAGATACTTTACCGTAAATCCGTCACCCTTATGCTGACGTATATCGGATAGGATATCAAGAACGCTTTGAGCCTTTATCTCTGCCTGTGTGGGAGTATCAGTCCAATGAATAAGCACCGAGATATGTTTTTCAAGTGTTTTTGTGCAGGCTTTTCCGCCTATGCAGATACGCTGTGGCTTTGAGGTCTTTGCGTTGTACACGCCTATGCACTTGTCAAGGTTGCCGTCAATAGTGCCTGCATACACATCCTGCAATTCAAGGATATCGCTCAGCATATCCGCTATGTTAAGTAAAGTCATACGCCTGTCCTCTTTTTGAACTCTGCCACAAACTCATTCTTAGCAAGGTCCTTTTTACTGCCTGTGATATATGGCTCAAGCCAAGCCGCACCTGCGTTAGGGTTATTGCCTTTCTGAAAATGATACTCAGGGTGATAGTACAAACGTCTTGCC